TCTATGGAAGAACAGAAATTTGAAAGTAAAGCGTCAATGGAGATAAAATTATGAAAAATCTGTATTTTATAGAAATTTACTATTTGGATAAAAATGGATATCGTGGATCTGTATATACTGCGTTAAAGGAATTTACAACAGTTGAATTATTGAAATATTGTGAATCCAGAGAGATTAAAAATATAAAAAAACTATAATTACGGAGATAAAATTATGACTATTTTTTTTTATTTGGCTAATTTGTGTGTTTTTTAATTTTATGAAATATTATCAATCTCAAAAAAATCAAGCTGACACATTAGACTTTGGAATAAAAATTTTTATGGTAATATTTGCGCCAATGTACACGCTTTGCAGCTTAATTGTGGTAGTGTTTAAAAGATGGGATATTTATGATTAAGATTATCCTCGCAGCCCTAGCTATTCATGGATATATAGCCAATATAGCAGATCAGAAGCTGAAATCATACATTGTGTGGCTAATTTCTAATACCGGTTGGGCTATCTACAATGGATCTAAGAATGAATACGAACTAATGGTAATGTTTTTAGTATATAATGGATTCTGTATATATGGGATCATAAGAGAAAGGAAAATTAATGCGAACAATATATTTCAAAAAAGCTAAAAAAGAAGGATATCAATCACTTAAAGAAATGTTGCAGCATTTTCACAGTATTGCAGCTACTACATATTGGTCTGATAATAATGCATGCCAGTGTTATAGAAATAGGAATAGATCTATAGACGATTTAATACTACTAGCTAATCATTATTTCCCAGGATCAACGGCAAAAGATGTGTTAGTGGCATTTAAAGAATTGTCTGATGAGAATAAAAATGAGTATTATCAATTTTTTGTTTGCGGTGATATTAAAAAGCCAGTTTTAAATAAATATATGAGTTATAAATATAATTTAGCTCATTTTGTTAGTTCAAATTATATTTTATATAAAGATCATATGAAAAGACAATGTGAGAATTCTGAATATACACTCTCATCAATGAACGAACTCTTAAACTCTGAATAATGGATACTATATACTTTAAAGAAGCAAAAGATAGTTATAATTCAGTATTTGATGTAATAAATCATTATTTTTCAATAACTGGTGACAATGTGAATCCTGCTACTTATTGGGCTAGTTCTAATGAATTACAGTGTTTTGCGAGAAAAAATAGATCTTTCGATGATCTACTATTGATGTGTCAGCATTATATTCCTGAATCTAAAATTGAAGATGTAGTTAACGCTATATATCAATTTAATAAAGATAAGGATGAAGGATTGCTTGCATGTATCCATTGTAGTGGAATTAAAAGATTTGTTATAATTACATCGAGACAGGATAAGGAAACATTGACTAACTATGACCGTGAATTTGGATTTCTCCCATCAAATATACATACCAGAATAAATGGATATGCGCAGAACTCTCAATGGAATATTATTGAACTAAAAGCAATGATAATTAAATGATTGACAGGGTAATAAAGCGGTTAGAGGAGAATAGGGAGCGTAGGTTAAATGGAGATATGATCGCTATACCTTGGAGTACGTTTCCGCGATTAAACACAATACTGCCTGGTATTCAGCAAGGTAAATATTATTTGTGCGGCGCGAGAACGAAAGTGGGTAAAACTATGCTCACAGATTATCTGTTTATGTATGAACCATTCGAATGGTGGTATTCTAATAGAAACGACACTGACATTACTCCAATAATTAAGTACTATTCCTTAGAGATGAGTAGTGAGCTTAAATGGATTTCTGCAATATCATACAAGCTATTTAAAAGCCACGGAATAATTATATCTCCACAAAAACTTCAGTCAGTATTCAAGAGCTATATACTTGGTGAGGACATTATGAAAATAATAAAATCACCACCATTCCAGCATTGGCTTAAATTATTTGAAGAGAAAGTTACATTCTATGATAATATAAGGAATGCTACTGGTATATTTAAGAACTCACAAGAAGACTCATTCCTAAGAGGTGAGTGGACTTATAAAGAAATTCCATGGAAGAACGAGGACGGATCAATAACTCCAAAGAGAGTTAAAGATAAGTTTGTATACAGAAAGCCAAATGAATATCTAATAGACGTATGCGACCATCTCGGAATCCTTCACCCCGAAAAAGGTGAAAATATTTATCAGGCAATTCAAAACTTTAGCAGTAATTACTGTATTGATTTAAGGAATAACTACAATAGAATTCCAGTCAATGTCCAGCAATTTTCAGCTGACAGCGCTGATGCAGCATATACTGGTGGTGGTAAAATAATTTTAGACAAAATTCGTCCTACTGATCGCGACCTTTCAGATAATAAGCATACTGCTTTAGATTTAAATGTGATGATATCACTGTTTTATCCAGCTTTATATGGATTATCAGAATATGAAGGATGGGATCTTGGTCGAATGGGCGCAAATCATAGAGAGCTTATGGTTAACTTAAATCGTGATGGAATTAGTAATGCCAGTGTTCAGTTAATGTTCTTAGGTGCATGTAATTACTTTGAAGAGCTGCCGCGTGATCCTACAGAGAAGGTTTATCAACAAATTGAGAAATATAATAGGGAGACTATTTAGTGTAAATTAAATTATAAGCCAAATTCTTTGATATTCATAAAGAAAGTACTATCTTTGTACAAAAAAATATATATATGAATAATAAATTTTGGGTTTATAAAATTACAAGTCCGTCTGAGAAAATTTATATTGGAATCACTTCTAATGTAATAAAGAGATTTTGTTCCTATAAGAACAATAATGATGAAAAACAAACAATTCTCTATAATTCAATAAAAAAATATGGATGGGATGCTCATAAAAAGGAGATACTATATATTTCTTTATTCAAAGAAGAGGCTGAACAAAAAGAAATAGAGTTAATCAAATATTATAAAGATAATAAAACGTCTTTAAATATAGCAGATGGAGGATTTAGTCCTTCTACCTCAAAATACATTAACACAAAAGCCAAAGTAGTCCTTCAATTTGACATAGATGGTAATTTTATTAAAGAATGGAGCAGTATAAATTTAATAGACATATCTCTAAGCTTCTCAGGATCAAATATTGCTCAAGTATGCAGAAAGAAAACTTTTTTTCAACATGGATATTTATGGGTTTTTAAAAATGATTTTGAGAATGGAGTAATACCATTTTATACAGATAGAGTCCATAATGAAAGAGGCAAAAAATTATTGTTGTTGAATTCTGAAAAAATAATAATCAGAGAATATCATTCAATAAAGGATGCCTTAGCTAATTATCCGATAAAAAATGTTAAAAGAAATATTTACAAAAGCTTAACTTTTAAAACAGCAGATAAAAATGGAAATTATTGGGAATATAAAAAGAAATGAGATAATTGAATTAATAAAATTACACAAGTAATATGAAAGATTTATTTGTACTAGAATTGTATGGTCAGTATATTGGAGTCTAAACTGCAGAACAAAAGGATAATAAAATTATATCTGATGATTTGGATGGTGGTGATTACGAATTCCATCCATACAAAATCGGGGACGATTTTAATTAGTAACTAAATATAGGAGGAAGATAAGTGAGTGAAGAAAAAGTTGTATTACCTACAGAAATTAGAAAGGCTACTGCAATAAACCCATCGGCACAGATGATCTATTCCGTAATTAAAGCGGGAAAGACTACGATTTGTGCTCAGCTACCAAATGCATTACTGATTGAGATTGGCCCTGAAAAGGCAGATTTCGTTGATGCAATGACGATTAAAGCTAAGAGCCCAAAAGAATTTGAAGATATCTGCAATGCAATAATTGCGCAAGGATGTCCATATGAATACGTTGTGTTCGATTCTGTCACAATACTTGACGATTGGTCGGAGATGGTAGGTACGTTTGATTACATGGATAAAACCCAAGGTAAGCGCTTTAATCGAGATTCTGCTGGTGCTAAATTTTCAGTTAAAGACCCAAGATTTGAAACAGTTCATTCGTTTCGTGAAGGATATCAGTATTCTCGCAATAAGATGAATGATTGGTATAATCTAATGGCAAAAACTGCTAAGCACGTTATTCTATTGGCTCATGTTAAGGATAAATACATCGAGACTAAGACTGGTGATTCAGTTGAGGCTTTGGATATTAATCTTACAGGAAAAGTCAAGAATAATTATTGCATTAGAGTTGATGCTGTTGGTCATTTCTATCGTAAGGGTGCGCAAGGATTCATTAAGTATGACAACGAGAACTCTGTGGTTTGTGGTGGTAGATGTAATCATTTGACTGGAGATATATTAATTTCAGAAAAGAATGAAGACAAATCTATCTCTACATATTGGGATAAGATCTATTTAAAAGAATAATTATGAAGAGATTTGAGATTATATTATATTCAGATGGTGGCCCTAATGATCGCGGAGAATGCGTTGGCTATGTTAATGCAATTGATCGTGTTGATGCAAAGAAAAAATTCGCTGTAGGTAAAAAGAATGCCAATGATATAATTAATACTGGTGTTTATCAAGCACATGAGATTTCAGAGCAGTCATACTTGCGTGAAAAATTAAAAGCAAAAGCAATGGCTCGAATGTTTGATTAAAAGAATAATTATGCTTAACTGGTTCTATAAAAATTTGCTTTGGCCTTTCACTAAAGAAGGGCTCGAAGCACAAAGAGTACAAATGATTCAATCTAAATGCAATCATTCTAATTGGAATTGCGATACTCAGATTAGAGTTATTAAATGCAAAAAATGCGGAAAGACTTCTTGGATTGATGATTATGTGGATTTATACAAAAAGTAACAATTTAAATTATATATATGAGTTTTTCGACAAAAGGCGTGGAAGTTAAAGAGAATGTAAGCGAATCTAAGTATTTGTCTTACGGAGTGCAGAAGGCAGCTATTGTTGGCTATGAGTTAAAAACAGCTAAATCTGGTGGAAAACAGCAGGTGGTGCTAAATTTTGAATCCCCAAAAGTTATGACTCCGGGATTTGAAGCTGATCCATCTGCAAAATTAGGCGGAAAGGTTGGGCGCATTGTATTCACCATTTATTTTGGTGAAGATAACAAACAGCAGAATGACGAGTTCATTGAGCGCATTGCTATTATTGCAAAGAAATTAGGTGTTTCTGAAAAGATTGATGCCGTTGAGTCATCTAATCTTGAAGATTATCTGAATAAGATCATCCCAATCCTTCGTGGTAAGTTTGCATGGTGGGCTGTGACTGCAGAAGAATATGCTAAGGCTGATTCTGATAAAGTTGGTTGTACGCTAGGTCTTCGTCGTTATGGATTTATTGCCTCTCTGGATGAGATGGAAGCCAATCCTAATCATATCAAACCTTTTGATAAGGCAAATAAGTACGATTACAAGGCCCTGGCTGTTGCAAGTAAAGATCCTGATGTAGATCCTATCACTGAAGCTTTTGGTGATGGAAGCGAGCTACCTTGGGATTAATAATATTGTTGTTTTATAGTTGTTAAATTTGATTGGGCTGCCTACGGGTGGCCCTTTCTATTACTATGTATTATGTGTGAACAAATTGAAAATTACTCATTTCCAGCAATTGAGCCAAGAACAAAATCTCAAATAAAACAATACGAAAATTTAAAGAAAAAACTCGGAGTATCATGTAAGCAAGAGGATTTTATCTTAAAGTTAATATTGAATTTTGATTGGAATAGATCTATTATTATTCAAGAAATAGAAAAAATCAAATATCGAGCACATGGGATGATAGACTTTAGAGTATCAGTAACAGCTCCTAGAAATACTGTTGATTATTGTATCCCAGATCCATTCAAAGAAAATGGATGGTCTACAGAAATGAAAACATTTAATGATAGGGCTTATTATGTATATCATGAGATGTATAGATATTTAAATTAAAATAACATGTTCTCAACTAGACTAATCCTTAACAAGCAAAATCTCCTCGATAAAGTAACTACATTTCAGATATTCTCTGCTTATGCAAAATACTTTGAGCAGGTTGGTAAGGCTTTTAAATCAGAATTTAGAGACGAAAAGTCTCCTTCGTGCATGATAGAAATGATCGGTGGAGACCTTTTGTACACAGATTTTGGAGAAGGTTCTTATCGTGCAATAGAGTTCGTCATGCGCAAACTTGGATGTAACTTTTTCGATGCAATAAGGCAGATAAACGCTGATTTAAACGTCGGGCTAATAGATAGCAATATAAACACTATATTCAGCCAGCCTCCATTGATATTCCATGATAACGGTAAATATAGAGAGTACTCATTTGAAGAGAAGTCAACCACGATAATAAACGTTCATTATTGCGACTTTAGCCCAGAGGATTTATTCTATTGGGATCAATATGGATGGACTAAGGATATGTTAGATCAAGCTTCAATAAGAGCAATAGATTTCTATTGGCTTAGTATCCCGTCTAAGGGCGTAATTGATATGCCATTTTCTGTCAAAAACGAACTCGCATATTCGTATGATTATTACCGTCATAATGGTATATTCAGGAGAAAGCTATACTTCCCAATGCGTACGGATAAACACCGATGGGTTTCTAATGTTGATTATACTATTATTCAGAACTGGGATTTACTTCCCAAGACTGGTGGAGATCTATTGTTCATCACCAGTAGCAAGAAAGATTGCGGCCCATTCTATAGAATATATAATCAATGGAATGCTTGTGCTCCTAACAACGAGGGAGTGTTTTTGCCAGAAGAAATCTTCTATGGCAAATTAAAGCCTAGATGGAAGCGAATCATCTATTGGGGGGACAATGACGCCCCTGGAATTAAATATGCTCTTAAATGGTCTGAAAAGTACCAAATAAAGGCTGTGTGGAACCCTATTGGATCACCTAAGGATCCAGCTGACTTTTGGCAAGCTAAAGGCGGAAGAGAATTTGGAAATTTAATAACAAAACTAATATGATAACAATATTATGTGCTGCTATATGCAACCCAGAGGAATTCGATATGGCTGGGAAACCATTAATATATTGCGGTCATCGTCATAATAATATTCTATGGCAAGGACAGCATGTATCTAGAAATCCATATCATCAAGGATTCTTAACTAATAAAGGTCAGTACGTTAATCGTGAAGACGCGGCGAGAATAGCAATAGAATCTGGTCAAATTAAAGAATTACAATTCTCATCAATAAAATTGTTTTCAGAAGACTTATATTAAAATGGCAGCTATAAGAAATTCATCTATAGAGATTAAGGCTAAAAAGATAGGAAATCTATGGGTTTGTGGTCATTTAAATTCAGATAAGCCTTATGTTAGAATAGGAATTTGGGATGAAGACGTAGAGGAAGTCCTTGATATAAATCAAGCCATGGAACTACGCAGACTATTAACAGAAATTATTATTAAATCAAAACAATAAAACAAAATATGAATGAGTCAGAAGTTATCACAGCAGATGGATTTATTCTTAATAAAAGTTATGAAACCACACTGTACTTGCCATCAGTAAATAAGATAGAATCAAAATCACTATTAGAGTTAGCCACAAAGACTCCTTATCCAAGTGAATTTTATTTTAACACAAATACAAAAAAAGCTTGTGAATATTACATTGAAGGCACAGTTAGAGGAATTAAAGTTAAAGATTACCTCTTTAAGAATGATCTTATATCTATAATTAATAAGGTTTACTTATCATTAGAAAACGCAAGGCAAAAACAATTAGAATTAAGGAGAGCCTACTATAATGAAAATATAAAAGTTTCTGATATTTTAGATTATTTTAAAGATAAAGATCCAGATTTTATTGTTGAGTTTTATAATAAAGACTCTGAATATGATGATTATTATTCAGAAGTAGAAAAATCATTTATAAACAAAATGTTTAAGTTTAGTGTTTTTAATGTAAGCAAATTAGATTAAATCAAAATCAAATCAAAAACAACAAAATGAAAGTTACAAAACTTAAGAAAGACAATCAAATATTTGAACCATTTAAGATAAATCTTCAAATATCAGTC